AGATTGCCAGATATCTACGGCTACGATCATGGCCGCTTCTCGGATTGCAGGGGTTGTCGCATAAGATTGAGTCTTGTGGTCTGGGCCTGTGGCTACGCCATAAGGTACTACTTTGTGAAAGTTTTGATTAGCTGCAACTTTATTATATTGCACAAATGAATAGCCATTAGGATAATTAACTTGGCCATAGTTATACATAAATACTGGGATTAGGCTAGTAGTGCCAGTGCTAGGTGGTATTGTGCCAGTGATTGTGTGTGAACCATTAAATACAGATCCACAAGCACTTACAACTATTGTTTGTCCTGCCACAAACGCATTAGGATTAGCAAGCATAAGTGTTGCAACATTGTCCTGTAATGCAGTGGCTACTACTGGTGCAGTGTTAAACCATAAATACTGATTAATTAAATCTTCTGCCGATTGTGCACACTCTTCAACAGTTGCGTCAGTGTAAAGCGTGCCTATACCTAAATTGCTTCTAAGTTCAGCAACAGTTACATATGTGGCTGGCATCTCTACTCCTTGTCTAAAAAAGCTCCCCCAGGGCTAGGGCTACTAAACCCCAGGGGATTATTAATTGTTAAACGGATTTATCAGGTCTTCTTGTACTTTAGAATTCCGTTAGGCATCTTGGCAATTGTTGCCATGTAGCCGTAAATTGCTACCTGTACTTGTAGGTTTGATACTACGTTAACAGACATAAATGCCTGAGGTGAGCGATAAACAGTGAAAGCCTCTGGTGCAAGGATAATCGCTGAATCATCATCAAATGTTGTAGCTGTGAAGTTCTTATCTACGTATAGATCAAGTCCTAGCACGTTACCACGGATAGATGTTGGATTAACTTGTCCGCCTGCGTTCATTGGTTGTAGCGCATTAAATACTGGGCGCTTTGTTGTATCTTGCGCACCAATTAATGCACCCCATTGTGCTGGGTTAGCAATGTAGTTCTGTGCGAAGTAACCAGTGTTTGAATAGATAGTACGTGCGCCTTCTGTAGTGAATGCAACAATACCATCTAGGTCGGCAGATGTGTTTGTGCCGTTCATACCAGCTGCTAGTAATGCATTTAGTACAGTTGTATCAATTGTCTTCAAGTATGCATACTCTAATTGCTTTGTAAGTTCTGCATAGAAGTTAGGATCTGAACGCTCTAGTAATTCTACTGAAAGTGTGTTCATGCCTGAGTACTTAGATACTGTGCCTGTTAGGTAAGCAGTTTCCATACCTGTATTTTGTACTGCGCCAGCTTCTGCTTCAACAGTTACTACTGGTGCTACACCTGTGCCGCCACCTGAAGAAGTTACCAAAGATGGTACGTTAATTGTCATACCTGATGCTGGCAGTGTGCCTTGTGAACATGCATCAATTGCTGGTGTACCAAAACGTGTGTTTGTTACAAACTCGCTTAGGTATTGTGTTGGATTAAATGCTGGGTTAGTTGAAAATGAATCATCAGCTGCAGCTATGTACAGTTTTGAATCATCATTACCTAGAGCAGCCTTAATTTTGTGCTCTGTGTATGCAGCCATAGAAGTAATTGGCGTACGTACTGTTGTCTGAATTAATGGTGCTGTAATTACTGGGCGAGCAGCTTCTACTGTAGGAGTAGCAGCCTCTGCCTTTGCTTCTTGTGGCGCTGTTGCTAAATCTTCCACAGGAGCCTCGCTTTCTGTTGTTTGGTTTGTGTCCTCTGCTTCGTTTTCACTAGCAGCAACTTTAGTTACTTGCGCAGCTGTAAACGCTGGGCTTTCTACCAGGCTAACCTCTCTTAGTGTTGCACTGGTTACATATAAATAATCTTTTTTCTGTACAGACTTGTTTACGTCTACACCAACAGATAAACCATCAATTAATTGCTCGCCAGCAAGGATTAAAGCATCTTGACCTTGCATAGATGCACTAATCTTGAATGAAGCGTAGATGCCATCTTCTGCTTGATTAAACTTTTGCATGCGACCTATTGGGCGCTCTGGTGAGTGTTGCATAAGCATTTTAACCTTGCCAGGATCGCCTATTTCTATTGAGCCTTTAGCAAATACGACCTTACCTACGGAAGTATTGCCTACCTCTTCAAAAGGTACGATCTTGCCAGCAATAACTCTGCGCTCTGTATCGGCAGCTTCTACGTGGCTACTGAATGTAAGTTTCATCTTCTGTTTCTCTTCCGTTAGGTGTCATTTGTTCCATTTCCTTTGCTTCTTCCACATCGATTAAACCTAGATTGATCATTTTTTCTAATGCCTCTAGGCGTTTCATTGTGTCAGCTCTTAGGAAAGATTCTTCTATAGCAAACTTAACTACGTGCCCACGAGGGGTAATATCATCCATGCTTAAACGATCTTCAATAGCACAAATAAACGGCTGTAATGAATAGGCTACAAACTCTTTACGACCATCAATAATATTTTGGTAAGTCATGCTGTTATTCATATCGGCACTTATGTAATATGCAGGTACGTTCATAGCACGTGCAATTTGTGTGGCTAAATATTGTTGCGCTTCGTTATACATCATGTCTTTAGGACTAAATCCTGTAGTTTCATAAGATAACGTAGATGTTAAATATGCTGTAGATCTATTTAGACGGCTTTGTTTCCATTGTGCTAATAATCCAGATACTTGTTGCTCTGGTAAATCTGCACCAGTGTTTTTAATATATCCACTTGGCATTGGTGTTTGTGCAGATACAGCTGCGGCTTTTTCAATATCTAATGCACTTTGAATTGTACGTGCTGCGGTTTGTAATACACCTTGCGTTAAGCCTTGAAATGTGATGAGTGAACCAATACCGGACATTGGTGCTTTAACGCCATCAATAAAATATTCATCAACTTCTGTGCCAAATCTATTTGTAGTAAATGTAACTCTATTATTTGCTATCCACTCAAAACGTGATGGTCTTAAATCATCTGCATATAATTCTGTAACACGCCAATATGCAACACCATAAAAAAGCAAACTATCGACAGTCCATGAAATCGTGACGGATCGTGGTTGCCGATAGTCTGGCTGCTCTATCCAAAGAGGGTTCCCCAACTCCTCACCATTTGACTTTTTGTAAAGCTTTAATGGCAAGTAGGAAACTACACCAGCTATAAGATTTCTGCAACGTGACACTGCAGGTACTTGCATTGCGAAATTACGATCTAATCCACCAGGGAAATTACCAACACCTGTAGTAAATGAACCATAGCCGTAGGCTGTGTCCATAATGGCAGGGGCGTATTGCGCTTGTACGGATTCAGTTTTTTTATTTATACCCAAAGCAGACAATAGACCCATAGATATACTTTATACCATAAAACGGACTAAAGGTGCAAGTTAGACAAAGATTTGCGCTGTTTTTTGTGGTTTAGTTAATTCAGATACGACCATAGCCAAAGATATAGCAGCTGTAACATCACCAGCCGACTTGCGCCTGATAATGCGCCAGCCAGCATCATTTGTTTTAGCAGCGCAGTTATTCAAGTGCTGTACTAAATCAGCCTGTCCAGAATGGACTATTCGGTTATTGGCTAAACCATCTGCTAGGTCTGAACATGCTTGGTAAAACGCTTGGCCGCTAACATCTTGCATACGCCATCCGCTTTGTTCTAATTTTGTGGCTATTGTTTGTGTGGCGTACTTGTCAAAACAAATTACGTGTGGATGGTATTTTCTTGCCCACTCATTTATGTCACTTGCCATCTTAACTTCATCTATTGCTATATCACTATGCCAAAGCTGTGCAAGTCCTACAGCCACCTTGCCATCTTTTATTTGACCCATGACTAAAGCGCCAGATCTTCTAGTTGGTGCAATATCAAAGGCCATTATAGTCTGTGGACCGACAGGGATTTCTAGTGTGCTATCACTACATGCTTCAATAGATCCATAAACCCACGGGCTTTGTGTGCTATCTACCCACTGGCATAACATCTCAGTACGTGTAGCTTCTATGCTGTTTGTACTTACGCTTTCTACCAGTGTTTGCTCAGTGATTAAATGGCCGAGTGCGGGGTTTGCCATAGCCCAGGCTTTCTTATCATGTATTTTGCAATGTTGCGGTGCGCTATATTCGTAATATCCTAGATTTTCTGGTGGATAAGACTTGCAACGCTCTACTAGATCATTAAGCACTGTACTAAACCCATCACCTGCGTTACTTGTCATCAATGTCATTGAATTAGGCCTTGCACGTGTTACTGGTAATGCAGCTGTAAAGGCTTCTTCTGACCATTCACGTAATTCATCAATGTATAAGAAATCTGCGGTCTTACCACGGGGTGCATCTCTTGTAGCTGCGGCTATTTCATATCTAGCACCATTAAGCAAGCTAATAGATTCTTGACCATTAGCTAGACGTATCTGTCTTACCTGATCTTTTAGAAATTGATTATCTTCTATTGTGTATGCAACCTGCCTAAATGTATCTAATGCCATATTTCGATTAGATGACATGCCTAGTACATTCTTAGAACCCCATAAGAATAGATGGCTCAATATAAGCATACGTGCTAAGTGTGTTTTGCCGTTTTGACGTGCTACTAATACTAGAGCTGTCTTTTTGCGCCAGTTATCGGATTCATCTGTAGATAAAAGATCCTGTAATACAAAACGCTGCCATGGGATTAATGGCATAGAGATTTTTTCAGCTAGATCTGCAACCTCGTCTACTTTGCTATTGCCTTTTAGTAAAGGCGTGTGAATTCTAGGCTCGGTGCTGCCAATTAGCCCGACCCCTCGTTTAATCTGGCTTGATTCGGTATTAGTTTGCATCAAAGTCCAGTGTATCTGGTTTATTAAAAGGTGAGTCTGGCACTGTGCTGGTGGTTTCAGGGAGAGAAGGTTTCAG